CAGTAACAGTAGGAGCTGCGATTATTGGACCTACCGCAAGAGGTCCTGTAGAAGTACCGACCGTTGTTACTTCTTACAGTCAATTCCAAAACTTATTTGGTACTACTTTTACAAGTGCAAGTAACGTTTATACTTACTTCACTTCTATTGCAGCTTATAACTACTTCCAAAACGGAGGTGAAAGTTTATTAGTAGCTAGAGTAGTATCTGGTAGCTATTCATCCGCTACTGCTTCTATTTCAGGTTCAGACAATACTGGTTCAGTTCAATTTGAAACTCTTTCAGAAGGGGTTTTGATGAACAACTCAGGAAGTTTAGGTACAAACGGTACTTTATCTTCTGGAACTGCAAATAACGTTAGATGGCAAATTGTTAACTCTAATACTAGCTCAGGTACTTTTGACCTATTAGTAAGAAGAGGAGATGATACAACTACAACTCCTACCGTATTGGAAACTTGGACTAACCTATCTTTAGATCCTCTTTCTCCTAACTATGTTGCTAAAGCAATTGGAGACCAGTCTTTCAATTATGCAAGTTCAGGTACAAGCTACTACTTGGAAATCACTGGATCATATCCTGTAAATTCTAAATACTTGAGAGTTAAATCTGTAGACAGACCTACTCCTAGCTACTTAGACAATAACGGAACTGCTAAAGCCCAATACACTTCTTCAATCCCCGTGAATGCTTCAGGAGCATTTGGTGGAGCTACCGGAGATATTATGGGAGGAGCTCAATTCTACAGCGCTATTACAGACGGTAACAAAGCTCAGGGTATTCCTAGTGCAAGCTACGCTAACATGATTAACTTATTGTCAAATGCTGACGATTACAAGTTTAATATTTTGTTAACTCCTGGATTGTTCAACTCACTACAAACTTCACAAGTAACTTCACTTATCAACAATACACAAAACAGAGGAGATAACTTGTATGTTGTAGACTTAGTTCCTTACAATTCTCAAGTTTCTACTGCCGTAACACAAGCTGCTACTAGAAACACTTCTTATGCTGCAGCTTACTGGCCATGGGTGCAAGTGATTGATCCTGATTCTGGTCAACAGGTTTGGGTTCCTGCTTCTACTGTAATGGGTGGAGTATTCGCTTTCAACGACTCAGTTGCTGAGCCTTGGTTCGCTCCTGCAGGTATTAACAGAGGTGGTTTAGGTCAAGTAATCAGACCTGAAAGAAAATTATCACAGTCTGACAGAGATACTTTATACAGCGGTAAAGTTAACCCAATCGCTACTTTCCCCGGTCAAGGCACAGTAGTATACGGACAAAAGACTTTACAGCAAAAAGCTTCTGCTTTGGATAGAGTAAATGTAAGAAGATTGTTGATTGCTTTGAAATCTTATATTTCACAAGTAGCTCAGAACTTAGTATTTGAACAAAATACTTCAGTTACTAGAAACAACTTCCTATCACAAGTTGAACCTTACTTAACTTCAGTACAGCAAAGACAAGGTCTTTACGCTTACAGAGTAGTAATGGATGATTCAAACAATACTCCTGATGTAATCGACAGAAACGAAATGGTTGGTCAAATCTACATCCAACCTACTAAAACTGCTGAATTCATCTACTTGGATTTCAACATTACTCCAACAGGCGCAACTTTCCCAGCATAATTTTAGACAGACCAAATATTTATAAACAAATACAAAAATGGCAATCTTAAACTCAACAGAAATATTCTTCACCGAATTCGAACCAAAAGTACAGAATAGATTTATTATGTCTATTTCAGGTATCCCTGCTTATATCATCAAAGGTATTTCAGGATTAGGTTTTGATCAGGGAGAAATTGTACTAAACCATATTAACGTTTACCGTAAGATTAAAGGTAAATTGAGATGGAACGATGTAAACTTGACATTGTTTGATCCTATCACTCCTTCAGGAGCACAGGCAGTAATGGAATGGGTACGTCTTCACCATGAATCAGTTACCGGTCGTGATGGTTATTCTGACTTCTACAAAAAAGAGATTACTTTAGATGTTGTAGGCCCTGTAGGTGACATTGTTTCTGAATGGGTAATCAAAGGTGCATTTATCAAAACTGCAGACTTTGGTGAATATAACTGGGATAACGACACAGCTGCACAGAACATTGCCTTGACTTTGGGAATGGATTATTGTGTCTTGAACTTCTAAGTAAGACCAATCTTAAAGAAAGAGCCCTCCTATTTATTAGAGAGGGCTTTTTTATTACATGAAACTCATAGATATTCTAAACGAATTGGTTATGCCGCCGGCTTTAAAGTCGAAACAATACGAATTAGAGAAAGACGGTTATACAAAGATCGGAGGAGGAGATAATGGCATTGTAATGCAAAAAGGATCCGACACTAAGAAGCTTACTACGGATGTTGATGAGCTAGAACACGCTGAGAAACTAGTAAACCATTCTTTCTCATGTATTATTCCTATCTATAAAGTAGAAAGACTACCAGGAGGTAAATCAGGTATCATTGATATGACTGATGCCCAGCAGCTTGCAGAAGAAGAAAGAGAGGAAATTGCAATTAACGGAATTAAAGCAGAAGACTATTTAGTTTATGATGAAGAACTTGATGAAGATCTTTCAGACAAATTAAAACAGTTCTTAATTACTTTAAAAGAAGCATTTGAGCAAGCAGATATTAACCCAGACGAAATTGATTGGTCTCCAACAAACATTATGAATTATAATGGAAATTACGTTCTAGTAGACGTATAAAAGTAGATTTATATATATTTATAATAAATAAGTTTTATAAAACAAGCTATGACAGACTTAAAATTCCCAACTGAGGTTATTGATCTTCCTTCCAGAGGATTACTGTACCCAAAAGACTCCCCACTTGCATCCGGAAAACTTGAGATGAAGTACATGACTGCTAAGGAAGAAGATATCCTTACTAACCAAAACTACATTCAAAAAGGAATTGTGATTGACAAGTTATTACAATCTCTTATTGTCAGTAAAATAAATTATACTGATTTAGTAACAGGAGATCAGAATGCAGTTATGATTGCAGCTCGTATTTTAGGTTACGGTAAAGATTATGAATTTACTTACGGTGGAGAAAGACAGGTTGTAGATTTAACTACTTTAGATGATAAACCTTTTGATGAAAGTTTAATTACTCCTCACGTTAATGAATTTACCTATAAGTTACCTCACTCTAAAATAGAAGTAACTTTCAAAATTTTGACCACCGGAGATGAAGAAAAAATTAGAAGGGAAATCGAAGGATTAAAGAAAATTAACAAAGAAGCTAATCCTGAATCAACAACCCGTTTAAAGTACATCATCACCTCAGTACAAGGAGCTAGAGATATTGAAACCATCAGAGGATTTGTAGACAATCACTTATTAGCTCGTGACTCTAAAGCTTTGAGAGAGTATATGAGAGAAATTCAACCTGATGTAGATTTGAGAGTTAAGGTTTTTGCAAACGGTGTTGAGGAGGACATCTACCTTCCTATTACGGTTAACTTTTTTTGGCCTGACGCCTGATCATAAGAAATACGTCTTAGACCAAATACATCAAATTGTATTTCACGGCCAGGGAGGATACTCCTTCTCTGATGTATATGGATTACCTATACATTTAAGAAAGTACATTTTTCATAAAATAAAACAACATTACGACGAACAGAATAAACGTGATGATGATCCGGAAGCATTGGCTAAAAAGATTAAGTCTGGACAAGTTGAGGTTCCGGATTTTATGAAAGGTAAAAAAATTGCGTACAATGGATAGGCGTTAAAACTAACGCCTTTCTCTATTTATAATATATGGCTAAAACTCCGGAAGAAATAAGGTTAGAGAAACTTATACAAGATTACAAAGATCTTACCGGTAAGAAAATTGAGTTTAAGCTTCAAGGAGCTCAAGATGTCTTGAATGCTATAGTGCAGATGACCGATGCGATAGATGCTGCAAAAGCAAAAACAGATAAGTTTCAAGATAGTTTTGATAGCATTTTAGGGACAGTTAAAGATATGGTCAGGGAGCTAGGAAGAGCTCCAGACCCTATTAAAGACTCTACTAAAGCATTACAAGATTATAAAAAGTCTGTAGAAAAAATTAAATTTGATCAGAATAACATCTACAAACTAACTAAAGAACAGGTTATAGCTGAAAAACGGAAGCAAGCTGCTTCTATTGAAAGACTAAAAGCTCAAGCAAAAGAAATACCTTTAGCAAAAAAATTAGAAGGATTAAGCTGGATTCAAGCCGCAGCAGAAATTAAGAAAGCTGAAAAAAGCGGAAAAATTAGTAGAGAAAGTGCAGAAATATTAAGAGCTCATATAGAAGATTATCGAGTTCTAAAAAAGAGTTTAGCAATAGCAGACGCTATTGTAGAAACAAAAAAGAAAGAGGAAAAAGAACTACGTAGTAGCTTAGGTGCTGCTGGAGCACTACTAGGCACTTTTGGAAAAATACCAGTCTTAGGAGAAGCTGCAAAAGAAGCCTATGAAAAAATAAAGAGAGAAGCTGAAGCCACCCAAGAAGCAGGTGGAAAACTTCCAAGTCGCTGGGAAAACTTTAAAAAAGTTTTAAAAGAAACCGGCGGAATATTAAAACAAAATTTAACAGACCCACTATACGTACTAGGAGGTATTGCAACTCTACTAATAAAAGGGTTTAATAAGTTTGATCAAGCAGTAGTTGATGTTCAAAAAAGACTTTCTCTATCTAGACAAGAAGCAGCTGGGTTAGTTCAAGAATTTACACGGTTTGATTCACTAGTGAGTAGTGCAGATCGACTAAAATCTATTGGAGCAATTCAAGATAGACTAGGATCTGTAGGTAAAGTAACTGAGAATACCGCGGAAACTTTCGGTAGACTAACAGCTCTTATAGGAATATCAGAAGAAGCTGCCGGTGGATTAGCTGCCCAGGCTGACGGTTTTGGTAAAAAATTCTCCGATGTTTTAAAAACATCTATTGGAACAACTGCTCAGATTAGCAGACAGTATAAAACCGCAGTTGACCAAAAAGCAGTTCTAGAATTAGTAGGGAAATCCTCTGCATACACTTTAGTTCAATTTAAAGGTTCTACTCAAGCATTAACAGAAGGTGTAGCAAAAGCAAAAGCTTTAGGAACTTCTATTGAAACAGTAAACAAGTCAGCTCAAGGATTGTTAAATTTCCAACAGTCTATTGAAGACGAATTAGCAGCCGAATTGCTAACCGGTAAGCAAATAAACCTAGAGCAAGCCCGGTATTATGCTTTGACTAACCAGCAATCCAAATTAATGGATGAGTTAAACAGTCAGATCGGTACATATAGTGATTTTACTAGACAGACAGTTTTAGCACAGGAAGCTCAAGCAAAAGCTTTAGGAATGTCAGCTCCTGAACTTGCAGATATGTTATTCAAACAAGAATACATGAAGAACACCGTTCAAGAGCAAGCAATGACAGAAGCTGAAATTATTCAACAGAGATTAGAGCAGATAACTTTACAGCAAAAATTAGAAAAAGCTACAGAGAGAGTATCTGAATTATTTGCTAATTTTGTAGCAGGACCTGTAGGAGACTTCCTAACTAGTATGAATGGAATATACACAATACTAGGATTAATGGCTGTTAGCGCTATACCAAGTATAATTAACGGATTCAAAACATTAGGAAGTGTATTAAAATTTGTTAAGATACAGCAGATAGGAACCGCAATTGCCGCTGGTTGGACTGCAGCTATGTCAAGTCCTGAATCCTTTATCACCGGAGGGTTGGCTGGCTTATTAGCAGGAGGTCTTATCACAGCAGCAATCATGAGCTCTCTAAACGATGCTGATGATCTATTTTCAGCAGGACAAGGAAGTTCCGGTTACGGAAAGAGAGTGCTCTTAGCTCCAGAAGGAGCCTTTGCT